AAAGAACGTAGTGCATTTTTAAAATCTGGTGCTGTTGTAAGAAACTCACTTCTTGACGCAACAGAAGGTGGAACAAGAATCCAAGTTCCAGAATTTAACCCAATCTCTCCAACTGAGGAAATCTTAGATGGTACAGCAACATGGGGTACAAGTAACAATGGTTATTTGACACCACAAAAGATTGGTACAGATACACAGATCGCAACTATCTGTCACAGAGGTTTTGCGTATGCTGTTGACGATGTAGCTGTATTGGCTGCTGGTGAAGATCCAATGGGTCACATCAGAAACCAAATTGCAGATGCTATCAACAAACTAAACTCTGCAAGACTATTCAGCTTGTTAGATGGTTTGTTCGGATCTACTTTCGGTCCATTAGGTGCAAACGCACTTGACCTAAGTAAAGGTGCTGCTTCTGGTGCTGATACTGATAACTTCTTGACAGCTTCTACAGTTGCAAGAGGAAGATCACTTCTTGGATCAAGAGGAGATGAGCTAGACACTCTAGTTGTTCATCCATCTGTTGCTTACTACTTATATCAAGTTGGTATGCTTACATTCTCAACATCTGCTCTCACAACTGGTGGTGCAGTAACTTGGGGTGGTGGCGGTGTCGGTGTTAACGAGACAAGCATCGGTCAGTTTGCTGGTATGAATGTTGTTATTGACTCTCAGGTTAATACAGTTCACCCTGGTACAACAGGTCATCAAAAAGAGTTCCGTTGCTACTTAATTAAGTCAGGAACAATTCTTGAGGGTGAGCAATCTCCTCTAAGTATTGAATCAGATAGAAATATCTTATCTAAGCAAGATGTTATGTCTGTTGATTACCATACTGCTTATCACGTTATGGGAACTAAGTGGACATCTGCCACTGACAACCCAACTAACGCACAGTTAGCTAACGATAACAACTGGGCAATCACATACGATGCTGACTTAATTCCTATAGTCGAGCTAATCGTTAACTCACCTCTTGATACTGGTACTAATCCTTAGTACTATTTAATTGGTGGTCAATAAACCTCATCAATTATTGGTGGGGTTTTTTCTTTACGCTACAATAAAACTAAAATTACTTAAAAATCGTGGCAGCTACCATAAATGCAACTGTTAAAGGAGAAAATGCCAATAGCTATGTCACATTGACAGAAGCCAATAGCTATTTTGAAACAGTTCCAGATTCAACAACTTGGGATAATAAAACTGTTGACCAAAAGAATAGAGCACTAATAGCAGCTACCCGTTGGATCGACAGCTTTGTTTACTATGGCAACAGATGTGATGATGGACAAGCACTAAAGTTTCCGAGAAACAATTATCAAGTAGATGGAGTAGAACTAGCTTGCAGCAAGATTCCAGTAAATATCAAATATGCACAATACGAACTAGCAAGAGCACTCGCAAACGATACAGATGCGATGACAGGAAATGTAGGAACAAATGGAAACATAGCTGAAGCAAAATTAGGAGACTTAGCAGTTAAATACAACACATCTAGTCAGGGAACAGGATCAGTAAACAATGTTTTAGACGTTTACCCTTGGCTACAGAGTTATCTGGGAGCGTATATGTTAGGTGGTGCAGGAACTTTCCAACTACGAGCAGTAAGAGGATAATATGTCATTCGTAGACGATACATTCAAAACTTTACCAGCACAGCTACTAAATCAGTTTGGCATAGACATAACTTACATAAAGGCTGCTGCCTCCCAAACTTACAACGCAACAACAGGTGAAGTCGGTGGATCTGACACAAACGTATCTATGAAAGCACTAATAACGAGTGCCACAGCAACAGAGTTTCAATCAACATCCCAGACAACCGATGTGCAGGTAATATTTGGTAACGCAGAACTAGGAAACTATTTTCCAACCAGTAGAGATCGCATACAATACACAGAAGCAGGAGCAACAAAAGTCGCAAGAATAGTAGATGTAAAAACATCCAGAGGCGACCAACCTATCCTCCACACAGTATTGGCACGACCACAATAATGGCTAAAAACGAAATTCCAAAATTAATAAATAGACTAAAAATTGTTTCTAGAGCGTTAACTTATACTGCCCCTGCCCGTGCTACTGAAAAAGTAGTTAAGACTCTTCAAGTAATAGGACCAAGATGGACAGGATTATTTTCTAATTCTTACATAATAAAAAGTGAGCAATATGGCTTAATAGCTGATGGCAGTCAACAAACAGGAAACCCAACTCCAGTGCTATTTTCTGGAGGACCACCAGTTAGTGCAGTTGAGAAAGTCTTAGCTGCTGGAGAATCTATATTTTTAATAGGGAATAATGTTTATTATGCAGAACAAGCAACAGACTTAGAAGGATTTAGACCCGAAGAATTTACTTCAGAGCCTCCTTTAAAACCTGTTAGAGAAGGTATAAGAGATCAGTTTAGAGGATTACGAACCATAACTGATGAAGGCGTTAACTTAGAGACAGCACCATTAGATTGGTTTACAGATTATGCCCAAAAAGGAGGTAAAATGCAGACAGAAGTAGAAACTGCTTTCAAAAGTGTTTTTGAAAAAATAAAATGAACTATCAATCTGTACGCACAGCCATTGAAACCCCATTTCAAACCAACTATGGTGCATTAAGTCCTGCAATTCCAGTATTTTTTGATAATTTCTATAATGTTCTATCTGATAGCGTGGATGAATTTATTCATGTAAACATAAAATTTGGACTAACAACTGAAACCGCACTTACCTCTTCTCATAATCATATTCGGGGAATAGTAATCGTAAGAATTTGCTCAGAAAAGAACAAAGGGCCAGCTAGAAACCAAACCCTTGCCACAACAGCATTTACAACCCTAAATACTTTAGACAGCACAGCAAAAGCAACAAGCGGAGTTTATGTACGCATGGGGCAAATTGATGGACCGAGCTTCACAACAGTAGAGGGTGGTCAAGAATCCAGGAAAGGGCTTTATCCATTCTTTATGTCAAGAATAGAAACAGATTTTCAAGCTCAGTTAACTCCTTGAATCTTTTCGTCAATTTACGCTATCCTATAGACATATCGGGTAGTACCCGTATGTTCAAACCTTAGAATTATTAATTATGGCTACAGTTCTATCGGGTACTTCGGGAGCGTTATACTATTCTCCTGCTGGTACAAGCGTAACAACTCTTACAGCAGCAGCTTTCCCTTCATCGGGAGGAAACATTTCTGTTGGTACACAGTTGGGTTACAGAGTAAACGACACAGTAACACTTGCATATCCAGGTGGATCTACAGTAACCAACTGTATTCCAGCAGCAGATTATTTTGTAAAAACTTATGATGCTTCAACTGGTGTTATGACAGTTTCATCAACAGCAGGAGGAGCAGCAGTAACAGCTTCAGCATCTCCTACTTTTGTTGCTGGAACATTTGCAAGTATTACATTTACAGCACCATTAGTTGTTGGATCTGTAAGAGAGTGGAGTTTTGAGATAACCAGAGCAGAAATTGACGTAACAAGTATTGGTCAAGATGTTACTCAAACTGCACCATTTAGAACATTTATCTCAGGTTTCGCTGATGGTAGTGGTTCTGCTAGTGTTTACTCCACAGATGATGACACACTTCTATCCAGTAGAATGGTTGAAGACGTTATTCAACGTCAACAAACTGGTGCAAAGGTAAGATTGTATATTGATCGTCAGATGAGTGGTGCAAACGTAGATCAAAACGCAAGTAGATCAATTTTGGCAGATATTATTCTTACTTCTGCAAGTTTCAACGTAAACCCAGATGACGGACAGGTTGTAGAGATAGCCTTCAGACCTAGTGCTGCTCCTACATTCGACCTATCTAAAACTGCGTAATATTGTATTAGCGGTTATTAATTATTATGAACCTCGGTCAATCCGAGGTTTTTTATTGCATAATGAAGTACACTAGTAAAAACAATATAAAATTTATGGCGACAATGAACGCTCTCGACAGACTTAGAAAAGCTGCGAATCTTGACCCAATCAAAAAAGAAGTAACCCTATCCGATGGATCGCTCTTCGTCATGTATGTAACTCCTTTAACAATGGCAGAGCGTGAAAGGGCACAAAGACAAGTAAAGAGCGATGACTCAAATGGTTTTGCTTTACAATTATTAATAAACAAGGCATTAGACGAAAACGGAACAAAACTATTTAACGCAGGAGAAATAGACGTTCTAAAAAACGAAGTCAAAGACAGCGATCTTCAATCTCTTATGCTCGCAGTAATAAATGCAGAGGAGGAAGAAATAATAGACCCAAAATCCTAGCCAGCCAGTTAAAAAGAGATAACTGGATGATGCTCAAGTTTGGGGTAGCCAAAGAATTAGGCAAAACGCTCCAAGAGATAGGAGAAATGACAGAGCAGGAACTTATAGGCTGGAGTGCATACTTTCAAGTAATAAATGAAGAGCAGGAAAAAGAGTTTGAAAAAATAAGACGTAGGAGATAGTGCTAATCAGTTTATTTAATGTAAACTAGAGTAAATGTTTAGCTATAACTTGTGGCGTATCAGGCTGAAATAAAGGTTGGTGTAAGAGGACTTAAAAGAGTCCAAGATCTTCAGAGTGCCTTAAATAAGGTAAATATAAAGATAAATGCAATAAATAAAGTAGAGAGTGCAAAAGCGTCTGCTGGACAAAAACAAAAATTAACTTCAGTTGAAAAAAATTTAAAATTAGAAACTCAAGCCGCACAAATTCAAAAGAGAGGTTTAGCTATAAAAGATAATATCCTAAAAATGGAGTTGAAAGGAGTAAAGGTTAGCCAAATAAAAGCTAAGTTAACTAGAGCTATAAACCAGGCAGAAAAAGGTAAGTTTATAAATGCTAAAAGAAATATAGCTGTAGCTGAAAAAGAATTACAAATACTGAAATCACAGACAGTTGAAAGGGGTAAGCAAGCCCAAGCTACGGGTAAAAATACATTTCAGTTTCCTATGGGAAAAAGCAGTCCTTTACGCTTTAGCGATCAGGGACAGCTATTACCTGGATCGAGCAGAAGGTTTGACAGACAAAGTGCTTTGATAAGTGGTGGCTTTCCTCTTTTATTCGGTCAAGGTCCACTTACAGCAGCAGCAGGAGCTTTAGGTGGTGGTTTTGGTGGGATGCTTGGTGGACAAATGGGTGGTTTTGCAGGAGGTATCGCAGCCACAGCAGCAGTCACATTAATTCAAAATACTGTAAATGCTGTATCACAGTTAGGACAAGCGTTAAGTCCTATAACACCTAATATTGAAGCACTATCAAAATCCTTGGGATTAGTAGGAACTGAAGAGCAAAAAAGACTTCAACTTATAGAAGAAGTTAGAGGAAAACAGGCAGCTTTTAATGCAGCCGTAGATGAAATGCGTAAGGTGATAGGAGATGAAGCTACTGAAAGATTGAGAGAATTTGGTGAAAATACAAGATTGATAGGAAATGAATTTTCTATTGCTATGACGAAAATGCAAGCTGCACTAGCTGGGTTGTTTGGTGCTGTAGATAGATTTCTCGGACTAACAAGAGGTGCTGAAAAATCTCAAAGGAATAGGGCTATAGCAGGTAGTGATAATCCAGAGATAGTAAAACGCAGAGAAGAAATCGAAAGGTTACAAAACACTACTGGCGGTGGAAGAAGTGGTGCTAAAAATAGACAAGATAGAATAAGGACTCTTAAGGCAGAATTAGAGGAATTAGGAAAGCAAGAAGTTAAGATTAATAATATCGCAACTAGAAGAAAAAACCTAGATTTAATAGAAAGTTCTGTAGGTAAAAAATTAAAACAAGAAAATGAGCTTTTGCAGGCAAAATTAGATGGAAATTTTGAAGAAGTAAAATTAGCTCAAGAAGTCAATGCAGAAATTCAAAAAAGATTAGATAAAGGAATGGGTCTAATGGAGATAGATGTAGAGGCGATAAAAAATGCAAAAATTACTAATCGAGAATTAACAAAACAAGTTGATTTAACAGAACAAATAGATGACGCTTTTAAAAATGTAGCAAGTACTATTCAAAATGATATTAAAGATGGCATAAAAGGACTTATAAAAGGAACATCTACGCTAGGCGATCTTGTAAATAACGTAGCTGACAGATTCTTAGACATGGCACTTAACCAAGCACTATTTGGTAATGTTGGAGGAGGAAGTGTAACTGGAGGGTTATTTAAATTTTTAGGCTTTGCAAACGGAGGTAGACCACCAGTAGGTAGACCTTCAATAGTAGGAGAGAAAGGGCCAGAATTATTCGTACCAAGATCATCTGGAACGATTGTGCCAAATAATAAACTTGGAGGTGGCGGTAGTACGAGTGTTGTTGTTAATGTAGACGCATCAGGTTCAGATGTTCAAGGCGATGATGCTCAAGCAAGGGAACTTGGAACTCTCATATCTGTTGCAGTGAAAGGAGAGTTATTAAAACAACAAAGACCTGGAGGGCTACTTTCTAGTTTACGCTAATGGCTACTTTTCCTAGTTACAATCCGCAATATTCTGCTACAAAGCGTAGTCAGTCTAATCTTAGAATTACTCAATTTGGAGATGGCTACCAACAAAGAACTACTTTTGGATTAAATCAAGATCCTAAAGTTTGGAATCTTACATTCAATGTTGATGATGAAGATGCAGATGAGATTGAAACATTTTTAGAAGCCAGAGGAAAAGATGGGGCATCATTTGATTGGTCACCTCCTGATACGACAACAACTTTTAAATGGATATGTAGAAGTTTTTCCAGAGAAATATTTGAATTTGATCGAAATAGAATTACAGCTAGTTTTGAAGAAGTATTTGAACCCTAATGGCAGTACCAGTTTCAGCTTTACAAGAGATAAATCCTGGAGCAGTAATAGAACTGTTCACTTTGCAACTTGATACGACATTACATGGATCTAATACTATTTATAGGTTTCATAATGGTGCAAATTTAAATGCAAATGGAGAAGTTGTATGGGCTGGTAACACTTATCTAAGATTTCCCATTGAGTGTACTGGTTTTGAATTTACAGGAACAGGAACTTTACCAAGACCAACTATATCTGTGAGTAATATCTTTGGAACGCTTACTGCAATCATGCAAGACGTTAACCAGACAACAGTTGGTAACGACTTAAATGGTGCAAAATTAACAAGAATTAGAACCTTGGCACGTTTTTTAGATGCTGTTAACTTTGCTCCGCAAACTGTTACAAGTACATCAACTCAGACTGTAGCCGATCCTGCTGACGGGGAAACTGTCACATACACTGTCACAGTGGCAAATGTAGGGGGTGTAAATATATTTTTACTTAATGGTGTTAATAATCCTGTTATCACAATGAAAAGAGGATCTACTTATATCTTTGACCAATCAGATTCTTCAAATACTAATCACCCACTTAGAATAAAACAAAACTCAGGAGCATCTTATTCAACAGGAGTCACTGTTATTGGAACACAGGGATCTGCTGGTAGCTCTGTGACTTTTCAACCTCCGTATCCAGATGCACCATCAGACTTGAGGTATTATTGCACAGTTCATGGAAATGCCATGGGTAATACAATCACGATGAATAATCCGAATACAATTCAACAAACAATAACTTCATCCTCGACTACACAATCCAATCCATTCGGAACTCCCGATCCAACAGCAGAATTTCCTCAAGAAATTTATTTTTTAGACAGAAAAGTAAGCGAAAATAGGGATGTTGTTCAATGGGAAGCAGTATCAGCATTAGACTTGGTAAACGTAAAATTACCAAAAAGGATTGCCACTAGAGATATTTTTCCTGGTATTGGTACGTTTGTTGGATGACTTGGCAGGATATTGCACTTAAACACGCAGAAAAAGATGCACCACATGAAGCGTGTGGTTTATTAACTGTCTATAAAGGTAAAGAAAAGTATTTTCCCTGTAAAAATCTTGCAGAAGATTTAGGTGAACAATTTATTATTGATCCCGATGATTGGATAAAAGCTGAAGATGCTGGCGAAGTTATCGCTGTTTTTCATAGCCATCCACAAATACCACCATTTCCTAGTCAAGCTGATCTCGCAAGTTGTGAGTATTTAGATTTACCTTTTTATATTGTCACCCCAGAAACAAAAGAATGGCATTATTTTGAACCATCTGGTTATCAAAAAGGGTTAATAGGCAGACAATGGGTATGGGATATACAAGATTGTTGGAGTTTAATTACTGATTGGTATAAAGAAAAGAAAAATATAGAAATAAAACATTGGAAACGGCCTAAAAGCCCTCAAGAATTTAGTGAATCACCCTTATTTGAATATGCTCTACCTAAATTGGGCTTCACAGAAATAGATGATAATGTTGAAACAGAAATTGGGGATGTTTTTATTATGGACTCAGGACAGGGAACTTTAGATCATGCTGCTGTCTATATTGGAGATCAAACTATTCTTCATCATTGTGTGAAAAGACTTAGTTGCAGGGAAACTTATGACCAAAAGTATATAGAATGGACAAAGAAGAGGTATCGCTATGCTCAGTAAAATTAAAGTTTACGGAAGGTTAGCTAAATTCCTTGGAGAGCGTACATTTGAAGCAGAGGTTAAAACACCTATTGATACTTTTAAATTTTTACTGGCAAATTTCCCCAATTTGGAACGACACATGAAGGAACAAAATTATTGTGTAAAAGTGGGAAAAAATGATATTGATGAGACACAATTATTTGACCCAATGGGCGAACAGGAAATAAAAATAGTACCTGTAGCTGCTGGTGCTAGAAGATTAGGAAGAGTATTAGCTGGAGTTGCACTAATCGGAGTTGCCATAGCCTCTGGAGGTGCAGGTTTTGCTCTTGGAAGTGGCGGTATTGGATTTATAGGTACAGGAGCAGTTCCTAGTGCTTTAGCAGCAGCAGCAGGAAACTTTGGTATTTATTTAGCATTATCAGGAGCAGCACAGATGCTTACTCCTGTTCCACAACCTCCAGGGGTTTCAGAAGATCCACAATCGCAGAACTTTTCATTTAGTGGAGTGCAGAATACATCAAGAGCAGGAACAGCAATACCTGTGATTTATGGAGAAATTTTTGCTGGTTCTCTAGTAGTATCAGCAGGAATTGATACAGTACAGATAAAAGGTACAGCGTAAATGGGAATTGTTAATCGCTCTGAAGATGATGTAGTAGTTGATTCCTCGCTACCTTCTAATGCCTTATCGAGTAAACAATTTGCGACTATTGTTGATGTTCTTAGTGAAGGTGAAATAGAAGGCTTTCCATCAGCAGCAGCATTTACAAAAGGCACAGCTAACTACAATACAGCAGCATTAAAAGATGTATTTCTAGGAAAAACTCCAGTTTTAAGAGCTAGTGCCGATCCAACAAACACTCAAGCTACCGATTTCAACTTTAGAGATGTAGAGTTTGAACCTAGATTTGGTACGTCAAATCAAACATTTATCTCTGGTATTGCCAATATTGAATCTGAAACTAATGTCGGATCAAAGGTAGAAAATGGAACTCCAATATCAAGACAGATAACAAACTCCGATATCAATGCTATTAGAGTTACTATTCGTTTTAATGGATTACAAAAGTTTGAAAGCAATGGAGATATTAATGGTACATCAGTAGATTTAACTATAAAAATTATTCAAAATAATGGAACGACAAGCACTCCAATATCTGACACAGTTACAGGAAGAAGTTCTTCAGCGTATAACAGAGATTATAGAATTGATCTCCCCTCTGGACTGAACTTTCCTATAACAGTTCAAGTAACTAGAGTAACTGCGGATGCTGAAGATCCAGCAAG